TCACACACAATTTCATCGTCATTAGTCAACTTAAATTGTTTAATCGCAGGTTCTTTCATATTTCCACTCTGTAAGTTTTATTGTTAAACTTTTCTCTTTCATATATTCGGTGACGTTCTTCCGAATGTAGAGTAGCAAAGTTCTTTCTTTCATTATAACTAATATTATCTATAATATCATAAAGAGTAGTCGACTCACCGTTATCAGACTTTCTTAATCCTCGTCCAATTGACTGAAGAACTCTGATCTGGCTTTTTGAAGGTGACGCAAAGACAATATTGTGTAGATTCCTAATATTGATACCGGTACTAAAAGTACCCAGAGATGCCACAATGATAGCATTTTTTTGTTTCTCCACTATACCACGAATAGCTTCTCTATCCGATGTCTGTACGCTTCCAGATACAAAGAAAACTTTTCTGCCTTCCTTTACTTTATTATTTATAAGATCAAACAAGGGTTTTCCGTGTTTCTCTACGTAGTTGAAAAGCACTAGAGTATTACCATTCTGATCACTGGCTAGATTTGCTATGAATTTGTTTCGTCTTTCATTTCCCACGATCCATTCAATTTCTTCCTGATACGTTTTCTTACCAAAGTCCCGTCTGGTTTCTTCATCATAATCAAGAATGATTCTCTTGATGTCCAGTTGAGCCAAGGTGTCATTATCCTGTAGAGCTTTCGTAGTGGTAACTTTATAAATCTTTCCGAATAGTCCTTGAAGTACAAGCTCATGTGTTTGTGTCCCGTCTAATGTTCCTGTTGTTCCAAAGCGATATTCTGCTTCAGTTGCTTTATTCATGATTTGCATAAGAGATTTCGATTTAAAGCCATGACACTCATCTCCGACTACCATACCGAATTGCTCGAACCATGCTCGTGGTAGCTTATAGATTGATTGCCATGTACTAATAACAATCGGTGCACCCGGATCTTTTTCTTTGCCAGAATAGATCTTGTGTATTAACTGATCAGGACATCCATAATCATTAAAGTCTGATGTCATCTGTTCTACGAGTGAGGTAGTAGGTACAATCACAAGAACGCGTTTTTCACTATCACCTCTCAGTACACCAAGAAAATATGAAAGCAATGCATAAATGATAAGTGATTTACCAGATCCAGTAGGAGATACGAGCACAGATCTTCTACGCTTTAGTCCTTCCATACACGCAAGAAATTGATAGTCGCGAAGTTTAAAAGGCAGGTTCATTTTTTCAATAAACTTGAGTAGATCTTTAGCCTCTACTTTATCTTCAGAATACGGTAAGCCATAGGTAGTGCGCACAGCATCGATCTTATACTGACGTGTTTCACAGAATTTAAGAAGATGGTATATTAGACCCGCCGGTAGTTCACCGGTATTTGAATCGAATAATCTAATCTTTCCATCCCAGACACGTCGCCTGTACGCGGGCATGAACTTATAACCCGGCACGTAAAACGAAAAGAATTCTTTTAATTCTTGTGCTGCACCGAAATCACAATCAATATGGAGATTGGCGTGATTTAGTTTCCGGACTCGAATTGCTTCCATTTAATAATATTTCCAATCGTCTGATGTCGCCACTTAATTGTATCTACAATTTCAGTAAGTGTTTCTACTAGAGTCTTATAGTACTGAATCTTTTCTTCTGACTTCTGAATCTCAGGATCAGCATCATAATAGTATTCCATCTCACCCTTTAGAATCTTAAGACCGTCAAACGGATCTGGATCCCAACCGAACTCTTCAATCTTACTTTGATCTAGCTTACCATTATAGTAGAGCCACTTCTGTTTAAGCAAAGTCTTTTGCACAAACTCGGCTCTCTTCAAAAGCAGCTTTGCATTTGCAAGTTTATCGAGGTATTTGGAATGTAAGAGGGGTGTATCTCTAGAACTTTTATCGAGATGTCTTTCGCTAATAACATTATCTTGTGCCCAGTCTTCGAGCACCTGCTTCAAATCAATCATACTATACTCCAATTATAGAATTATCTATATCAGTTCAAAATAGGTAAATCTGAATGCAACAGTAAACGTGATAAACTCAGTTCCTGATGCAGTCGATTCAAAATTAATATCTCCTAAAGCAACGGGTATACATTCTAGATATTTAACTTGCTTTGACACATTGTTAGCACTATTTAAAATAGACAATGTAATGTCAGCATATGTAGGTGTACCGGTTGCAGTTCTGTCCATAGCCTTGACTGGTAAGTTATCAACTACTCTACGAATCCAAGAGTACATTTCGTTGTAGCCAGTCAGTGCTTCATCTAAGATGATAGTTGCGTTGAGTTCGTTGAAAGTAAGTGTACCACCAACGATTGGAACACCGGCGATCTTACGGAAAGGAACTTCCGATGGATTAAGAATCATGCCTGGGTGTGTAATTGTTTGCGCGAAATATTCCAAGTTAGGATAATTTTCACGATCTATCGACAGCTTATAAGCGGTCGGTTGTAGATAGTTTAGATTTGTGGTTAAGTCTGCCATGTTTCTATTTATATCTATACTCATAAAAAAAGGGAGGACCGAAGCCCTCCCAGTTCATTTTTGTACTTCTTCTTCTTATGTGAGGATATTGTCCACACGGAAGATTCTGTAGTACTGGTTTGACCGGGCTGCAGCCAGACCGCTTGATGGTGAAGCACCAACGAATGGGTTTGAAGCCATTCCGTAGCGAGTCTTGAATCCGATCTTTGGCTGGAATGTGTCTTCCCCAACCGCACGAACCATTGTTAGTGGTACGTATGGGCAGTAGAAAATACCAGCATCGTATGGGTTAGTTCCCTTATAGCCAACGTTGATGTAGTCTGTATCGGCATATGGGTCAATGTAAACCCGTGTGCGACCGTTAAGTACACCAGCGAAGGTGTTACCTGTGTCGTCCACGTTGAGGTTTGCAGAGATTGCAGGAGCATAGTCGAGCATACCTGTTGCAGACAAAGCAGATGCTACGTCAGATGAACAGATGATGAAGTTACCTTTACCGCGACGTGTTTCTTTTGCGATAACGTTAGCTTCACGCTCAAGCTGGACCAAAAGTCCTTTGAACTTCTCAGCAGACCAGCGACCGTCGGCGTCAGTTGACAAGTCAAAGATACCTTTTGTGGTAACGTTGGCTTGGCGTGCACCGATTTTAGCTTGTGAGTTGATTGTGCGAATTACTTCACGGTTGATTTCAGCCATGATCTCGGTTGACAGAATGTTAGCTAGTTCTGTTTCAGCATCCAAACCATGAATGGCTTTAAGATCCTGAGCAAGTTCCAGTGTGTATTCTGCTTTGAGAGCACGTGACTTAGCTGTCACTGTGGCTTTCTCGATGGTGAAGCCCATCTCTGCAAAAGACTCAGTGGCATCGCCAAGAGCTTCAGCTTCTGCAGTTGTGTATGCATCGCCAGTTGTTGGTACGTAAGATGAACCAGAGTCTGTAAGACCGTCGTTTCCGTCGGTGTCTGATACACCAGATAGACCGGATGGTCCGCCTGTGCCGTTACCAGCAGTTGTTGAGTCACCAGAATAGTTAACAGGTGCTTCGTTGAACAGTGCTTCATCACCGTCTGATACTCCGCCCTTTGTCTTCTGGAAGGTTGACTTCATGGCAAAGATAAGGCCAGTAGGACCAGTCATTGGCTGGACACCACAGACATCATATGCCATAAGGTTAGGCATTGCGCGACGTACGAGAGCAATCAGTACTGGATTCCAGTTTGCAACATTACCTGTTGAGTTTGCTGGAGCAGCTTCTGAAAGCATACCTTCTTCGCGAAGTGCGGTTTCTTGGTTTTCCAGAACAGCAGCTGTTACTGCCTTCCGGTGTGCGTCTTTAATGGAACCAGCTGCTTCTTCATTCAGAACTGGTGCCCATTTTTCGACGAGCTTGTCGTAAGAGATTACGTTTTGCATCTTTAAGGACTCCCTATTATTTAGATGTCTTTTTAATGGCATTGAGGTACTGCGCCATAGAATCTGTTGAATCAACCTCGAAGGCGTCATCTGACTCATCTACAACTTCTTCAGCAATTTTCGCAGCCTTGTTAAAGTAAGACTCTTTTACAGTTGCAACTTTTGATGCGAATGTTTCGTCATCATCAAAATCTACGTCTGCTACAAGAGACTTAAGTTTTTCAACTTGAGTTTCTGCAAGGTCACGAGATGCTTCACGAATGATGCTTTCACGCTTATAGCCTTCCAGTTCCTCTGCCATTGCGATGGCGTTGCCAGTCTGATCGTTGAGTTTCTCTTCGAGCTCATCAACTTCAGAAGCAAGTTCGTCAACCAGGTCGACTTTAGACTCAGGCACTTCGATGTAAGACTCAGTGAACAGATCTTTCAGATTGTTCATGAAGTTCTCAGAGATCTCTGTACGCAGGCCAGACTGGACTGCTACCTTGTTGTCTTCCATCCACTGCTCAACTACGTAGTTAAGGTATGAATCAACCTTCTCTACAAGATCGGCTTTGGTTGTCTCGATTTCTTCGGACAATTCTTCATTGTACTTTTCTTCGAGACGATCAATTTCTTCGGACAGCTTAGATTTGATAGCTGCTTCAAAAATTGTTTCTGCCTTAGCTTTAAATTCTTCAGACAGTGTAGCTTCTTCGTTTACAAGAGCATTCAAGTCTTCTGAAAAATCTACCTGATAGTCAATGTCTTGCTTTTCAACAATAACATCACCATCTTCATCTTCAAAAGATTCTGAGTGCATCTTAGAATAAGCTGCCATAAGCTGTTCTTTTTTCATGCCATTCATCTTTGAGTACATGGCATTAATCATTCCAGCTTTAGTCTTTGGCATTGGATCTTGCTTAGTCTGGTCACCTTTACGTGTCGGTGCTTTACCAGTAGCTTCACCTGCTTTATCTACAGAAGCGACAGACTGTGCCTCAGCATTTTTAGGATCATGAGCTTCTTCCACAACTTCGTCCGTTACTTCGTCGTGGAGTTCAACTTCCTGATCTTCTTCTACGTTATTAATATCAGTCATTAATTGACTCCCTATTATTTAGATTTGAGTAACGAGAGGAAATTCTTAAACTCACGAACCTCAGTCTCATAGAGATTAGTCCGCGGAGCTTTCTTAATTTCAGTCTCCATTTTTTCAATAGCTTGTGCTTCAATAATGCCGTTGTTCCATACCCACTCAACACCTTCCATAATCCCATTAACAAATGCTCCAGGTGCGGAGGGATCCTGAACAATATCTACTGCATTGAGTAGAAAATCGTCCTTGACGATCATTGCGCCATTTTGTTGCATCAAACTTCCCATACCACGAGTCGAAACGCCTAGTCCTACGCCACCTTCGAGAAGACCTTCAACGATCTTACCCATAGGAGTATCAAGGATTGTGGCTTTCCCCATAACATCATTCCCCTTGAATTCAAGGTTCTCGATTTTATGCGAAACTTTATCTAGGTTTACCGTCGGACCTTCCGGGTGATTCAACTCACCAACTGCCCGACCCTTAGAAACTTGATCAGCCACATATTTACCTACGGCTTTTTCCATCACCATCTTAGGATAAACGCGACCATTTCTATTCTTTTGTTCAGCTTGAGCAAACACTCCTTCAATGATATATTTCTTCTTACCATTTTTTTCTTCGGTAAGAACTTCTAAGTGTTGATCATTAAATTCAGCAATTAATTTCATTCGCTCAGCCTTTATACTGTTTTATGAATTCGAGTCCTGCTTTCTCAGCTTCTTTTTGAGAGCGGTAAGCATCGAGACGATCGCCGTCCACATACGTGACAAAACGGTTTTGATCTTTGTGTACCACGACAGAAATACCTTTGACTTTCTTATCATAGACTTTACGACCTTTCGGTTTGCGTCCTGTTAGCTCTCTGAGTTGAGAAAAATCTTTCATTACTTTCCTTGTATATTATTTATAATATTATTATTTTCTACTTAGAAGAATTATGACTCGTCGTCGTCTTCACTATCGGGCTCTTCTTCGAGTTCAGCTTCATCTTCTTCCTCTTCAATGCCGTCTTCTGCATCAAGGTCGAGGTCGAGCTGATCGTCATCCTCATCCCCCATGACGTCTTCTTCATCTCCATCATCGTGATCTACTCCATTATAGATTTGATCCGCCAAACGAATTTTTTCTGCGTCTAATACATCATTTAGTTTTACGGCCATTAGATTATCAAAAATCTTACCTGCCTTATTATAGTCTTGA